CCTTCTGAGTTCAAAGAATACCAAAAAACTCAAATTTATTCTGTGATTCAATAAGATAAGACAACTTTTCGGCATGTTTCTTAATGAATTTTACGCTGTGCGAACGCAAGTATTTTCATACACTTACGCCTTAGTTTTGGAGAAGGTTTTTTTGACCGACTTTGCCATATTTCCCTGCAGGAAAATTTTTTATACAGTGTGCACACATCAACCTCATAAATTATCGCGACCTGATTTCTGTCCACGCCGTTCGCAATCAGTTGGCCCGCATGCCCTGATTGAAAAAGCGAATAAACGTTGCGACATCCTGCACTTGCGTCTATCTGCCGGAGCACTGTTCCACAACTAAGCGTGTGCGGTGTTAATAAGGGGTAATAAACTGTATTATGACCGTTTTCACTGGCAGCACAGAATCAAATCTGACAGTCTGCTTTGAGCGAACAGCGGAAGTTCGCAGTTGATCTCGTAGCCAAACAGTCACGTTACTAACATTGCGGCGTGTTAATCAACGGGGAGCAGATCAACCATCTCAGGTCTCTCGCAGCGCCAATAGCAATATCCCTAAAGAAATATTGATTCAGAAGCTTAAGAATGCTGAGACGGCAGTTTTATTTGAAAGTAGTCCTTTTGCGGCCATGGCATCGAAGTAACTTTTTAATGCCTCACGCTTAAGAGCATCATCAGTTTTCCACACAGGTCCCAAGTACTTCACCCAGAGTTCAATCTCCTCGACTGTGTGTAATTTTGACGACACTAAAGGTTTAGCGGCTTCTATGATGCTTATAGCTGTATCTCTATCGATTACATTGTCTGGTATCGACCAATGTGCCTTACCAAGACAATCCGTATAAAATGATATTTGCTTTAATTGATCCAATACAAAGGGATGTTCTGATTCATCGCTGAAAATTGGTGCAAAATCGTTGATATTCCTAGCGCCTTTTTTAACTGCATCAAGAAACACCCACATCATATTTTTTTCAGTATGTGAGCGATACCTGCGCCAAATCTGTTTGATATCTTTGCCATCTTTCAACAGCGACATCTCTCGAAGTATTGACACCTTTCCTGCTTCTTCTATAGCCAAGATTGCTAAAGAGGTAGCAGAGGGATAGCGTTCTAAATCAAACAAAGCAGAGGCATCGTCCAGAAGCCTTCGTGCGTTAGATGATGCAGCATTCATGCCTTCTACAATTTTCTCAACGGCAAGTGTATTTTTCCATTGCTCTAGCTTTTTTGCCATAACGGTTGCTCGAGTTAAAAATTTCATCAATCTTAGGACACATCATTCCTGCTGAAAAGTTAGATGCTCTACTGTAAGTATCCCTGCAAAACGAACCATCAATTTTTAGAGGACCTCTGGCGCTCCAGATTCCGCTCTTGGCACGGAGCTGGCAGTTCAGAAGAAACAGATGTCTGCTTTGAGCGAAAAGCAGACGTTGGGCTAATTGTGTTTGACGCCTGGTAGCCGCAAAATCGTGTTCGCTTATGATGTACCTATTTTAACCTGAACGCTTGTGCGATTTGCCGGGCCTGTATATTCTCATTTTAGGCTCGTGCTGCCTGCCGCTCGCTTCCTAGATGGAAAAGGTGAAAGCATGTTTGTCCTCAACCTCATTGATTTAACTACTCTTGACGGTCGGGATTTGGTAATGCGGGCACCATTGTTTCCTGACGACAGGAGAAATGATGTTATCAATCGAGCAAGCTAAGCAAATGGCTGCGAAGTTAAAAAACTCTCTCGAAATGCGTGGTCATAAAATTTCTTATTCCGCCGCACTCGAAACTGTTTCACACCAGTTAGGCTACAGGGACTGGAACACGGCATCGGCTGCGTTGACCCCACAGGTTCCTCAGCCTCAAATACACTTCATCAAGACTATACCCATTTTACGGATGTTCGATGAGCGCAAAGCGCGAGAGTTCTATCTCGAGTTTCTGTCATTCAGCGTTGAATTTGAACATCGGTTCGAGCCCGGCTTACCTTTGTATCTGGGTATTGAACGCGAGGGTTTGCAATTGCACCTCTCTGAACACCATGGTGACGCCAGTCCGGGAGCAACGATATTCATACCTGTGCAGAATATTGAGTTGTTCAGAGACCAGTTGCACGAAAAAAAATATGGCTATGGTCGCCCGGAAATTGTGAAGCAGGACTGGGGAGATATTCTGGAAGTTTACGACCCGTTTGGAAACCGGCTTCGGTTCTGTCAAAGCTGATTTATTCTTCTTGATACGAAGGGGATTGCCATAGGCACTATCCCTTTTTTCCATACGCACGTAATGTCCGCTCCTGGCACGGAGCGGACATTTGTAGCTTCAACAACATGAATAGCATTGAGGTGTATTAATCAACGGGAAGCAGGTCAGTTTATTGCACCAGACCGACTTTTACGAAAGGGCTACCATGACTACGCGATTTTTTGATTAACTTGCCTACGTATAATTCTCTGATTTCTGGTGATGCGATTCGTCCAACAAACTCTGAACGGTTGGTTTCGGGAGGGATGGCCAGTTCCCGGGTAAAGTACTGCTGAGAGCCTGCCTTTAACCAGCACTGTATCTCGTAAACTTCCATTACCAAACCGCCGTATGTGGCGTATGCAAATTGTAGGTTTTCATCTTTTGGTACTTTTGCCCAGACGCCACGCGTAGCTTCATATAATGCAAGTGCACTCATGCCAGACTTATAGGTGCTGTTTAGCAAAAAAGCGAGCCCGGCATGTTCAGGTGCGATTGCCGTCTCTTGCTTAAGAAGGAGATGGTTGAGCTCATCCAGCGTGATTCGCCCCATAAGGGAGCTGCTTCCTCGTACTTTGTTGGTCAGTTCTCCAACACCTAAGAGATCAATACATGTTGCTTCAACAAGCTTCGCGGTTGCCTCATCCATGCCATGGCGTAGTATGTCGATTCCCAGATTTCCTGTTTTTAACAGATGATTAATTCGTTCTGATTTCGGAGAGCCATCATTATACTTTATATGATCAAGGCAGCGTTCTGACTTGCCTTTGCCTATATAAAATGGCTTTTTAGCTGCATCTTCAATGTCATAAAATGCATAAACATAGAACTTAGCCATCCCTAATGCTTTTGAGTATTTTGAAAAATCTTTCAAACCTTGCTTCCTTAAGGCAAAAGTACTTAATCTTACTATCGGCACTATAGTTCAGAACTTAAGCGCAAAACAATTAGCGTATAGATTGACCTGCGCCCATTGATGAATATGGGCCAAAGTTAGCAACGACTGCTATTGGCACAGAGCGGACAAGCTCACTAGGCCAAGGTCTGGTGTGAGCGAAGAGCTGACGGATAACGACGTTTAAGATCCGTTCTGAACGCCAAGCGGACATCGTGACTCGAACAGGATTCCTGCTAAGATAAGGCATTGATGAAAAAGCATTCAATTGCCAGAAATTGGCGAAGATAATGGAAGGGAGGAATAATGTTTACCCCGGAGTTTATAAATGAAGACCGCGGCGAGTTTCTCCTTGTGGCCAACCACAGCCTGGCATCACCGGAATCGATAAGACTCAGTATTGCATACAATATTGCCAGAATAGGCTGGGGACTATCGCAGCTTCCACCGCACATTCACACTTGCCGGGTCGTCTATGACATCAGAGGGCAATCCATCCCTGATCAGGTTCAGGCCCAGGTCAGGCAAGCGCTTGAGCAAGTAGCCATTGTGGAGTTTAAAAGCTGATGGGGCTTCAGTTAATTATTAAAGCAGAACGTAGCAAGATAGAAAAAGCATTGGGATCGCTGACGTCAGAATGTGAAATATTTCCGGTCGCTGAAGGCCTTTCCGGTATTTCCATTTCGGAGCGAAGTCTCTCATCAGTGGGTGAAGCTGCTATTCTAAAAAAACTTGAACCACTCACACGTTTTGACCTGTGGCAGGGGGCCTGGCAAGAACCTAGGAGACGTTGGCTTTGGTGAGTTTCAGAGCTGAACGAGGTATGGAAGTCGCATTGTGTGTTGGGCACAGATCGCCTGTCCTCATTAGCAAAGCTGTTTAAGGCTCTCAATATTAAGATATGAATGTCCGCTCCTGGCACAGAGCGGACTGTCAGCCCAAGTTAAGCTCTGTGCAGTAACAGTGCCAGATCAAGTTTGAGCTAATACAAATACCCCCTTTTGCTATTACACTTCAGGCGGCGACGGCCAGCTGATCTCCTGATCATTTGTGAACACCAGGCGGTTTAGTTTCACCCGGTAGGACTTCCACGCCATCAGTTGATCCGCCTCCACTTTTGTGGCAATACCCAAATCGCTAGCATCCTGGAGTGGTGCAATTTTTTCCCCCGCCCCGGCGATCAATTCTGAACGATGGGCTTCCGCCTGGTCGATTTTTTCCTGCCGGGTAAACTCGCGCGGAATTATTTTTTCGCCGTTCCACATCCATTCACCGTAAATATTCAGGCCATCCGGCACATCGGCGGTATTGACCTCAGTTACCGAAAGATTCAACGGATAAAGGCGTGACGCGTCAGCATGGTATGATCGTATAACCCCTTTTTCATCAAAACAAATTTTCAGCGTATCCGGCTGGAAGCGAGTCAAATGTAGATACCAGTCCAGACCATCTTCTGTTTGAAGATAGATCGCCCGAATCATCAGGTCATAATATTCAGGTGTGTAAATCGTTAAATTTTTAAGTGTTAATGCCATACCAAGTGTCCTATGCAGTGTGGCCAATGACCATCCAGCCAACCGTCGGAATATATTTCTGAATGGGGCGGTAAAATAAGGTATCGTTTACAGGTTCGTTACCCTCGGCGTTGTAACCAGTAAGGACACATCCAGCAGGCGCGCGCTGCCATGCATTTTTAGCAATGATGAATGACCCCTCGGCACCCAGCGCGACATCAGTGATGAAATTTGACTGCACCCAGTTAATTTCCGCCTTCGCCCCAAGCCGCCCAGTTAGCCAGTTTGACAGCCAACCGCCCCATACAGAGCCGTAGAGATTCCCGTCATAGCTCAGTCTCGCTCCATTCGGGCCCCACAAGATGTCACCGGTACGGGAGATAACAAAATCTCCGCCCCCCTCATTACCGTTATTAAGACGAAGATCGGAATTACGGTCTTTATATATATATGCTCTCGGGGTGCCATCTTTATTTTGAAAGATAATATGCTGACGGTCGTCACTCTCGATGAAAACACTTGTATTCGACGTAATTGAATTTGCAGTAATTCCCGCAGGGGCCTTAACTACATTACCTAAGGTTACAGCCCCGGTATTTGCATCAACATAAAAAGGACGTAAATTGTTATACCCGCCATTCGGATCACCTTTTTTAGTAAACATCAGGTAAAACGTTGTACCGTCAAAGCGGAAAAGGGTACTCACATCTTTCTGCTTTAAGCGGAGTGCGGTTGAGTCAGTGATAGCAAGAGATCCCGCCATTTCGTCACCAGCACGCTGCACAGCGCCGGTAATGCGTTCGTCATCCCCTGCAGCCACAGTGCCAGCTTTTGTCCCAACATCCAGAACTGCTGCCTCTTTCAGCCCAAGGTTTTTCCGTGCCCTGACTATATCCATCACATCACTCAGGTTTGCATCTTGTCGCAGAAACAACCCATCGCCCGTTGAAACCTTCAGCTCGATATCAGCCGTTTCAGACACGGCGAGTCTAAACTGGAGTTTAACGCTGATACCACTTACTGGCTTCTCGATCGCGGCACAGTTCGCTACAGCATAAAGCTCGCCTGCATCGGTCAACAGACCGACCTCCCTGACTACAAAGCCGCCCACATCGGCAGGCAGTACAAGCTGCGCAATAAACTGATTATCCTGTTCCGGTGAGACCTGCAATGCTGAAACCGCCGCACGATAAACTTCGCGAACAAGGGCTGTTAATGCCGGGTCAGGCTTAACCGGCTGGCCGTTACCATCACCTACTACAAAATCTTTAATTATGACGGGCTTCCCGGTCGCAGTAGACTGCGCCTCCAGCTCTTTGCCTCTGTTGGTCAGAATACTGTAATACTTCTCAGCCATGGCTAAACTCCTGTCTCAATATCAATATCAATCCAGGCGGTGACAGCACCGCCGGTGTAATAAGTTCCCATGGCGCCCAGATCGGCAATCACGTCAATAGAGGTCAACAGACTCCTCAGGTTCTTCGCTTTATCGACCTGCCGCCGGATACGCTGATACAGCGCGTCATCAACTTCCTGAAGGCTGTAAACCTCAATGCGGAAGGTGTAGGGAGCCTTACGCGGCAGATCCTCCCACCACTCCACCACGGTAGTTGGGAGACTGACAGCGCTCAGTGACCGCCTGACAGCGCCGGCAGTACCTCGATGCTGATGAACATATGCGGCATCCTTAATCACCTGCCGCTTTTCAGCCTCAGTCCAGGCGTCTTCCCAGGAATCAACCGAAAATTCCCAGGCAAGCCAGGGCAACAAATGCGCCGGACAGGTATCGGGGTCTTTCACCTTACGCACCATGCCCGTATCCAGCGCTGTGATCTGCTCCGAACTGGCCTGCTCCAGTGCCCGCTCTGGCTGGAGGGCGGAGGGCGGTAGCAGGGAGCGAAATTTATCCACCGGACCCTCCTTTGCGGGTGACGTTTATCGCACTGCACCAGGGGGCCTGCCCCGCGGCTGCTTCCAGATCTGCGACCGGACTTATCAGCCTTACTCTTGTGACGCCGGGCTGCTGGAGTGCAGCGTAAATCGCGGAAAGCGGTACGAGGCCGTTTATGCGATGCGAAAGCCGGGTGTAGCTTGTCAGCGTGCTGATGGCATGTTCCAGCACCGTCTGCGCATCCGGTCCGTCTGGTATATCCAGTTCAGCCGTTACCACATAGCTGACAATGGTGGCGCTTTTTACGCTTACATAATCAGTCAGAGGCCTGACCTCATCGGCGCTCAGTTCGCTCATCACTTTTTCTGTCAGGCTGGGGCTGGCCTCACCATTTCCGGTTCGCGACAGGACGTAGACGTCTACTTCCCCCGGTCGGTTATGTGTCTCCGGTCCGTAAGCATCCGCATCCAGCACATCGTTATCTGCTGATTTGGCATGGAAGCGATATGCATTGCGCGCGCCTGCCGTATTCAGCTGTGCCCATGAAAGCTGTATACGCTCACGAAAAGCGTCATCATCTTCATAAACAGGATCGACAGGTGGCACAGCATCCGGATCTCCGGGATTTATCACCAGACGGGAAACGTTAAAGCCCGCGCCAATCTGGTCGAGATCGGCCCCTCTTGCGCTGGCAAGGAAAACTGCGCGTACCGCGTCATTGACTCGCTGAAACGCCAGAGCGAGCTGGTAGGCATTGATTTCACCCTGTTTAAACGCCGGATCAGATTCCACCAGCGCATCAAATACCGGATCCAGTTCGCGCAGGCGTGCCAGCCAGCGGGTAAAAATATCTGCAGCATCCGGAACCACGATGGCATCCGGCACCGCCAGGGCGGACAGGTTAATTACGTCATAACTACTTGCCATATATCGGTATGCCTCCGGTGGTGACAGGAAGATTGTTCTCTTTGTTGATCCCTTCAATATCCACCACACACCCCGTTTCAGTTGCCGGGAAAGAGACGACCACGCGCGTGACCTTCAGCCGGGGCTCCCATCTCGCCAGCGCCGAGGCGGTCGCTGCGATAATACGTAGCCGCGTAAGGTCATCTCGGGGGTTGTCCACCAGCGAAAACAGGTTGCTGCCATAATCACGGACAAGCACCCGACTACCTACCGGGGTTGAGAGGATGTCGCTGACCGACTGACGCAAATGGTCGGTACCGGACAGGCGTTTACCCGTCCAGCTGTTTACGCCGTTCATAGTATTTTTCCGTATCGGGTCCGCCGGGTGGCGGTACGTTAGCCGAAGTAATCCGGACCAGTTTTATCCTTGCTGCCGGATTTTTTAGAGGATTTCGCAGGCTTGCGAATATCAACCACCAGGTTGTACGTGTAGCTGAACCCGGCGGGTGTCAGGGAGTAAACCAGCGACTCCACCACCCAGGCACGATCTTCCCGCTCACCAAAGCCGGACGTGGATACGCCGGATTCTGCGGTGAGAGGGACATGTTCAGGGCGGCAAGGACCAGTAACCGTCATTTTTTGCTCATTGCGCTGTGCCTGCGTTTTTTTTGACTTTGCCTGCTGGTCAGCGGTGTCCTTCACCGGCTGGGTATACGGGTTCGCCATTGAGGGACCGTCATGATCGACCGTGGTGGTTTTGGTCTTTCCGTCAGCCTCATCGTAATACCGAACGCCAATTTTACCCGAGGACTTGCCGCCACTGCCGGTGGCCTTTCCTGTCGAACTTCCCCGTTCACCTTCGTTGTACGACCAGTTTGATACCTGTTCTGGTGTGATAACCAGAGCGCCGGTCTGCTCTCCGGAGGCTTTCGCGGTGGCACCCTGGCGCAAAAAAAGCCAGTAACCACCTGAGGGTTTGCTGACAGCGTTCCACGTTCGGGCAAGGCGGGTCAGCAGGTTCGCGTCGGATTCTGCAACCTGATCAACATGGTCAATATGGATGTCGGCAAGCTCTGTGGCCACTTTCGGCACCAGACCATTTTCGGTGGCCACGGTTTTAACCAGATCCGCAAGTCGCAGGTTATCCCAGCTGCGCGTTTTCTGGCTGAGCACATCGCCAGGCTGTTTCTGTGCATTCATGGGCGCAGCAGTGGCATAAATCTCAATACGACGTGGCGGGCCACTGCTGCCCACGCCGGACACCACAAACCAGCCCTTATCCACCAGTTGGTCGTTAAAACCCAGCGCCACGCGTAACCGTGCCCCTTTCACCGGCAGAGGCAACGTTTCGGACAGCAGCGTGATTTTCAGTTCATCCGCCTTTGCCGTAGCGCCGCCATAATCCGTCAGCGTCAGCTCCGACAGGCTTTGCTGCAGCGCGCGGGTAATATCTTTTCCCTCCGCGTTGATGCTGAAAGCAGGTGCATATTCCGGTTTAACAATCTGTTCAGTCATATTAATCCCACAGACTAAATGCAGAATCCTGAACCGGCGGTGCCAGATCAGGCAGGATGATAAAGAGGTCAGATGGGTAAACGGCACCGATGTCAGCCAGTCCCGGATTCGCTTCAAGTACCTGAGTCACAATATAAGAAAGGTTTTCCGTGCCGTAATGTGTCGCACAGACTGCATCAAGCACATCACCGTCACGGGTTTGATATGTCGTCGGCATAATGTTTCAGCGTCATCGTCCAGTTTTTATTTCGGTGGCCACCGCCTGGCAGGAAACGGCTGGTTGTGTCGGAGAAGTCGATAACCACCCACCAGCCAAGCACATCCCCTTCGCCGCTGACCAGTTGTTGTGGCTTATTCTGATCTGCGAGGTCGAAGAGATCGTTGACGGCATCCACCCCCTTGCGGAAGAAAGCATGCGACTCCCCTTCAAGCCGAACCGTTCGCCCGGGCTTGCCGGTATACTGCAGTAAATCCTGTTTACCGATCCGCTCCTGCTCACTCCAGCGCCAGCTGGCCTCACGAGTCAGTTGGCTGTACGCGGTGGTATCAATCGAAAAGGCAAAGTCGCCCAGCATCATCATCACTCGGGCGGCCTGTGCGCCACGGACAGCGCCGGACCGCGACTGTCCGAAGTCTTCATAGACCGGAACGATTTCACTCACCAGATTTGTCCTCCGTCCATCATGCTGCTGTTACCCGTAAACGCCGGGCTGGTTTTCGTCACCCCCTCGACCGCATCAGCGATGCCCTGCTCGCTTTGTCCGGGTGCTCCGTTAATTTCGAAACGGTATTCGAATTTCCGGTTGTCAGTAAGCTGCCTTGCCTGTGGCTGCTGATCGGCTGTATCAAGGCGCTGGAGAAGTGCATCCCAGTAAACTCCGTGGCCGGAAGCCGACGCGCTATTACTCTGTGCCTTATCCAGGCCAAACAGCGGTCCGCTGTTTTCCGGTGTCAGATATTTATCCAGTGACTTATCAAAGCTTTCATTGTCATCACTGAAGATACCTCGCGTATCCCGGTACGATTTTTTCACATCGTCCGGCAGACCCGGTTTTTCTTTGAGCTGCTGTTCGAACCACTCTCCCTGGCCGTTACGCTGCGCCGTCATGCGGGCGATATCGACCGAGCCGGTCATGGCCAGTGATTTGAGCACATCACGCTGATCGCTTCGCTCATCCGGCAACAGCCAGGACAGTTTTTTCGCCAGCGCATACGCCACTTTCCCGACGAAAACGATCCCCTGCCCGAACGTCAGCACGCCTGGGTAGAGATCATTGCGCAGAAAACTGACGATGCGTTTGATCCCCCCGCCTTTAAACCACTCCGCCATATCGTCAGTCAGGCGTCGGATATCCGGCGCCAGTTCGTTACCGAGCTGGCCGGAGATTTCCGCCAGTGCAGAAGAGAAAACGGTCTGCAGATTAGTAATGGCACGATTGCCCGCCATCGCGCCTTCAGCCCCCTCTTTCGTGACGAGGTTATACCGACGCTGCTCGTCCATCAGGTCGCGGTAACTTTTCCCGGACTGCTTCAGCAGCATCAGCAGCTTGCTGGCCTCGCCGCCAAACAGCGAATCAAGCGCAAACGAGGCTTTCGACTCATCCTGCAGACTGAGCGCTCGCTCGACGATTTTTTCAAACTGCGCCATATCGCTGAGTCCGGCTAAATCTCCCGCCTTAAACCCGAGCGTTTCAAACGCATCCTGCAGTGATCCCTGTTTGCCGTTCTGCTTGTACTCCCCCGCCTTGTGCAGATACTCCTCAAACAGATCGCCGATATTCTCTCCGTTCATGTCGTACTGTTTTGCGAGGGTGTCCCATGCATCAAACGTCGGGATATCGACGCCATAGCTTTTCGCCACGCCGGCGCGTCTGGCCGTTTCCGCGTTGGTGGCCGCCGGGGCAATCAAGGTGCCCAATGCGGAGGCCACAACCCCGCCGCCGCCGATCGCCAGTCCCGGTGCCACCATGCCGCCCAGCTGTCCGGCGATACCCAGACCGCGGCGAAACAATCCTTTACCTGCCCCCTTAAATGACGCCAGCCGCTGCGCCTTCTGCATCTGCTGGTTCAGCTTCTGCTGTTCGGACTCCGTTTTACGGATTTCACGGGACACATCGTTGTAACGGCGTTTCAGATCGCCCAGGCTCTGCCCGGCAAGCTTTGCTTTCTTAATCTCCGCCGCCAGCTTAGCCTGGTCTTTGCTCAGTTTTTCTGACTGCTTTCCGACATCCTTCAGGCTCTTTTGCAGACCGTTCGCTGAACGGCTCCAGGAGCTGTCGATATTGCCGCCAAAGGTAATGACGGCCTTAAGGTTCTGGCTTAATCCGGCCACGATTTACCGCCTCCACTTCGTCGGTGAGAAAATCAGAAAACACACTGAATGGCATGTCCAGGTATTCCGCCATGGGAAAATGCAGGCGCCGCCCGAGAAAGCGTATCGCCCGCATCAGACCTCTTTCGGTCGATCCGCGGGCGGGAGCATAAAAACATTAAATGCGTCCAGCAGCTGCGCATAATCCGCCGCTGTGAGCTGCCAGATATCCTGCTCGCTGAGGTTGCACAATAACGCAATCATGCGCGCTTCTTTTTCTTCTTCACTGCCGTGGTCTTTGGAAAAAGCGATGCGGTCACGCACCAGCGGTTCGCGTATCGTCACCTGTTCGAGTAAGCCACCGTTCTCAATCGAAACAGGGGAATACAGTTTGATCACGCGGGTTTCACCGGGAAAACTCATAAATAATCCTTAAAAAGTAAAAACGGCCCGCAGGCCGTTGGTATGTTCAGTTGAAAAATCAGAGGCGGACCTTCGCCGCCAGTCCAGACAGTACATCAACACCATTCACCCGGCGCGCGAAGCGCTCGGTATCAATAGCAAAAAGCTCCCTGCCGTCTTTGGTCTGGCGGTAATAGCTCACCGCGATTTCCACCGTGATGGCGTTCTCGGACAGATTGTCCTTACCCCGCGCATCCGGCGTAACGGTCTGCACAAAGCCCTCGATCTCCTCGACGGTGCCAAGCGCGGTACCGTTCGCCAGATAGCCCTGATAGGCCGTAAAGCGCGGGCGGCTGCCGCTTACAAAACCGAAGGCGGTCAGCATGTCCGTATCCATACCGTAGAATTTCAGCTGACAGGTCAGGGCCTCCATACCGTCATCCACGGGGGACGGCGCATCCTGCGCGCCGGTACGCAAATCAGTTTTGACAATGGACAGTGTCGGTGGGGTGAATTCATGCGCCCCCTGTATGCGGACCCCCTGCCGGAAGAAGGTCCAGACGCGTAGTGTGTTTTTTTCGCTCATGCTGCCAGCATCTCCTCAAGCGCATAGTTGTTATTCACCCGGACGCGCAGGCTGATAAGCTCAGTCGGCGATTTCGGACCAAAGTCATAGTTGATGTACAGCACGCCCGCCGCCATGCTCTCAGCGGTGTTAAGCTCCTCATCCAGCCAGGCACGTCCGCCGAAGATGGCACCGAGCCCGACCAGCTGGCGCATATAGGCATTGATGGTGCCGATAATGTCATCGGCATTTTCCCGGTCCAGCGGACGGTCAACGTACTCCAGCATCGTTTCCTGGATGCTGTCCTCGATGACGTCGGCGGTACGGCGAACAGATTCAAAGCGCCACTGCGGGTTGGTACCGCACAGGCGGTTCCCCCAGTGCTTAAACCCGGCACGGCGAATAATGGTGGACACGTTCTGCATGTTGAGCAAATTCGCGTCACAGTTTTCATCGCCCAGAATGAACTCGTCAATCTGCTCCACGCCGAGGATGTTGTTAATGTCCTGGTTGGATTTACTCCACCACCAGCCCTTCTCAAAGTCGATACGGGCACGAAGCCCCGCCGCAAACGCAGAATACGGACGATAGACAAGTTGACCGTCAGCGTTGCTGACCTGCACACGCGGACGCAGCAGCTCGGTGCGGGTACCATAAGACTGGCGACGCTGCACAACCTCCTGCAGCGTGGCACCGGACTCACAGTCAACATACGCCACAGCACGCAGCTTGCCGGCAACGGTTTCCAGCGCCTTGCCTACCGCATCATCCTCACTGAATCCCGGTGCGATGACGATACGTGGCTGGTACGTTGTCACGGATTTTGCCGACGACAGCGCGCCAATCCCGGCCAGCACCGCCGCACGTTTCCCAGCTTCATCTTCCCCCTCCGCCACACGCACTACCACGGTCAGGGCATTTCGTTGGTCGTTGATTTCCGTCAGCGCCTGCTTAAGCGTGCCTTTGTCCCCAAGACGCGAGAGCATCGAGGTACCGACAATTGCCACCGGGGTATTCAGGGGGAATGGCTCATCCTCGCCACCAGCGAGCTGCAGACTGAACGGTAAGACAATACCGCTACCGTCCCCCGTTGCGGTTACTTTCACGTCTGCGACTGCCCTCACGGCAGCAACAACAGTTGCGGGAGTAGCCGTCAGCTTGCCAGTTTCATCACAGCCAAGCGTGATGGTCAGCTTAAGCCCTGTGGCATCCCAGACGGCGGAAGTTCCCACCTCCGCTGGATCCCCCGCATCGGGAATACCGGCTACAGCTTCAACCATCGCCACGTTTCCTGCCCTGCCGGCAATTTTCGAGGCAAAATCAACAACGTTATCCAGGATTGGCGTCCCCGTGCTGGCACTGGCTGGCGTACCGGCAGAGGCATCAGGCGCAGTGCCCACCAGGCCGATAATGGCCGTCTGGATCGTCATGACCGCGACCGTGCCGGATGTCAGTTCGATCGTTTCCACACCATGTAAATTCGACATTAATTTTCTCCAGGCATAAAAAAACCTGCTGATGCAGGTCACATTTTCTGATTAGGTTTCCCGGTCATGCCACCACTGTCTCCCCGGTGATCATGGTTATTGAACGTCTGACGGATCCCGCTCATTTTCCCGGTACCGTCCGAAATCTCCTGGGTCGCACCGATATTTCCGGCCACGTTCGTGTCGGCGTTTATCTGCGTTTTCCCCTGTACAGTCAGGGTATCGGTAATTTCCACCGGACCGTCGAGCGTGCCTTTCCCGATAATTTTGTAGGTACCGCCTTCCGCCAGGGTGATGGTCAGGGCATGCGCGGCACGGTCATAGCGGATCTCGGTACCGTCTCCGTAGCGGGTGATATGCTCGCTGCCGCTGCCCTCCGGTACCGGCAGACCGCCGGTATTCCAGCCGGGAAACACCCGGCCATTATTGAGCTCGCCCGCCTCCGACAGTACCGTAACCGCATCCCCGACCGCATACGGATTGGAGTCAGCCCGGTTAGTCCCCGAAAAGCCCTGGCAGAGCGGCAGCCAGGTGGTGGTGATGTCGCCCAGGTCCACCCGGCATTTCGGTATACCGTCATGCTTAACGGAATGAATAACTCCGCGCCGGACAATGTTTGCCAGGCGGCGCTGTAAATCGCCCTCGATATCACTCATCGGGTTTCGCCTCGTAAATCAGCTGATAATCATCCACATGTGCCCGGCCGATATCTGGTGCCTTACCGAGCCAGACGGCATTCAGCGGGGCATTGATCTGCGCAAACGGATCCGCACCAAAGGCCGCTGACTGTGTGAAGGAAATGCGCCACACCAGGTAATCGTCCATGCGCGGATCAAACTCATCACGTGATGCATCGATAAACACGGCGGGCGCCAGACTGGTCAGGCCGAACAGCTGGCCGTCAATCCACTGGGTGATATCGGCGGCCGCCGTACGCAGGAAAATTTCCGGCCTGCTGACGCCCGCGCCAGCCGCATCCACCACCACATACAAATCGCAGGACAGGGTGACGTTGAGCTGCCCTTCGTTACCTCCGTCCTGCTCCCAGCCATTAATGGAGAAATACACCGCCGGAGTGGTCAGCCCGGTAAAGCGGGGCACGTTTTTTTCCGGGTAGGCATCGGCGTCGCGTACCCACGCAATGTTTTTCAGCGCGCCGGTGACCGCATCGTGATACTGCCCCAGCAGTAATGGCTCTGCCATGGTCCACCTCAGACAGATATTCGGGCTTTCACACGCCCGCGCAGATCAGTTTCAAAATGATGCATAAAAATCTCCATCGCCTCGGCAAAGGCGTTATCTTCGATGTAGTTCAGCATCGGCTCATAAATATCGACTTCCGCTTCGCGGGTCCGCCGGGTATCCGGATCGCGAATTACCACCGTCCGCCAGTTCTCCCTGCGGGAGCGAGTCACCTCACCGTTTTCAAACGTGCGTGCAGAAAGCAGACTGCCCTTAGGCGTAAATCCGGCGTTTTCCGCCTGGCGCCGCGCTTTAATAAACCGCCCTGTGGATTTATCCCGCCGGGTATGGTGAGGCCTCACCCGGCCGTTTATCCGGCCTTTAAGGTCTTTCACCTTGATGGCATTCAGGCCGAACCAGAGACGAAAGTTATCCAGTTTTGACTGTGAAGCACGATCAAGACGAAAGGAAAGCAGGCGCCGGCGCACCAGGTCCAGACTGCGCGGCGCCAGGCCGTCCTTCATGTCAGCAACGGCTTTCTTGCGCAGGGTGGTCGCCGTACGCCTCAGCGCGCGGGAATATGCTGCCCGAAACTGTTTCTGGGTGGCTCCGATCTGTTCCGCTATCCGCCAGATGGCATCCACATCGATATCGACGGGCAGGTCCCGTCGCAGTCTGGACTCACGTGCCATATCAGCTCCACTTGTTGATTTCCGGCTGCGGTTTGCCCGGTGCACCATAAGCCAGGGTGACGCGAGTGCGGCCTTCTTCATCTGCACCAACGTGCGTTACGCGGTAAGTGGTACCGTTAATTTCCACCTCGTGGTGCTTCTCAAGCCCCGCGATATCGGCAGTCATCGCGCTGAACGCCGGGGCCCGATCCTGAATCTGACCTCCGCCCGGTACGTCCACAGGTGCGTCTGGCGTCTCAAAAATCACGGCGACAGGACGCAACTCACTGCCGATGGAGAGGACTGCCGAAATCTCTTCGGCAAATGCCCGGGAGATCCGGGCATCCGCGTTTAACAGGCGCTGGCGAAAGCGGTTCATCAATAACCCAGCCGTACCGGAACGGCATCGACATCAGCCGCGGCGTCTGCCCATGCCGTACCTGCCAGGGGATTCGGTGCAGCCGCCTCACCCTCTTCCACCGTCAGTTTACCGTCTGCCAGATAAAGCTTCTGACCAACACTGACCGCTTCCGCAGCCTTTGGCAGAGTGAACACGCCGGTAGTATGCAGCACGCCCCACAACCCTGCCGGAATGTCATCATGAGCGACGCCCACCAGCGCCCCCGAAAGCACAGCATCCCCCGAATGAATATCGGTCACACCGGTATTCTGAAAATCAAGGGTGTTGCCGTCCTGCTGATAATTTTTCGCCATTTTTCTCTCCAGACAAAAAAGGAGCAGCACGCGCCGCCCCGGATATAAAAAAACCGTCAGAAGACGGTCGTTATTTTTTGGTGACTTTAACCATGCCGCGCCAGTCAAGCGGTGCAACCCCGGCATCGATACGCACCTTAAACGCAGCGCCGTCAACGGTGAAGCCCTGCTGCTGCTCCAGATACGGGGTGTCGATGCCGTCGAGATATGCCACCTCAATGGTGTCGCGTCCCTGTGCAGCGGTCAGGTAGTAATCCGTCGGGCTGCTGTCATCCAGGCGAGCCTCAGAGGCCACCGTCACAAAGTTCTGGATCGGGTTCACGATACCGCTGTTGGCATCCGCGCCCGGCACGCTTGCTGATTTGATCAACTGGTTTGCCCGTGACTCAATTGCCACTGGCGTGAGCATAAAGGCCGGGCGAATATTCAGACGGCGATCGCCCGATTTTTGCAGCAGCATCGCCTTACGCGCCGTATCCAGGCCTTCGATACTCAGATCGGCGGATACAAGGTTGCCGTGATCGGCGTGGAATAACGGCTTACCATCGGACATTTTCGGGTTGCTGGTCAGCACCGCCCAAACGAGATCGCCCACGGTGGCACGCGCAGCAAGCCCCATTGCCTGTGGGATACGGGTCAGCATGTCCAGGTCATCGTTGATGATGGTCTGCCGGTCAATGCTGAAAAGTTCTCCGTAGGTCGCCAGGGCAATTGGCTCGCCGCGATCCTTGATGGTGACATATTTATATTCTGCCCCGGCTCGGACCTTGCGAAGCGATGCCAGTGATTCCAGACCTACGCGGTGCGCGGTTTTGAAATCGGTCAGCGTGCCCTTACGGGTCCACTGTTCAAAGGTTTCGGTGGCTTCCTCCCAGCCCATCAGAGCCGCTTTGTGTGCCACATCCATCAGGATATTGCCGAAATCGCTGCTGCTGTGGGTGAACGCCAGCCCGACCATCGCCTGTGCCGTACCTGCGCCGGAGATACCGATACCGCGATCAACAAGGGAGGCGCGTGCCAGTTCGCGCAGGGTGTAACCGTTGTAAGCGTTATCCTTCTCGGCCTGCGCATAGCCCGCGCGGGTCATTACTGCAGCGCGAATGGAATCACCGACCAGATTGCCGTTACCGGCATAAAGATGAATCGCGCCCGGACCAGCGCTCGGAGTGGTGCCCGCCGCCAGCGCCTGCAGCAGTTTATCGCGGGCTTTTTCAGCGTTGCAGGTGAAGTCGGCCAGGCATTCAGCCTTCAGCGTCGCGAAGGCCGGGAACGCCTCAAATACGGCTGAGACGGAATTCACACGCTCTGCGTTCGCCGTCTGCATCTGCTGCTGCAGCTGCTGGGCCAGCGCGGTGATATCGATATTTGTCATCTGCGGTGCAGGCTGTTGTGTCGATGGCGAGGTAAGGTTTGCCTGTACAGGAGCAGGTTGCGGTGGCTGATTCACCGGAGCTTCGGCGCGCGGCGTGAAAAGAGATTTAATCTGTTCTGGCATATTCTGGTAATCCTTCAGTTTATTTTCATTAACACAGGCCGCGGCCTGCAGTTCAGGTTCAAGCGTGTCGGCGAAACCTTTTTCCACCGCTTCGGCACCGTTAAGCCAGGTCTCCGCTTTCAGCATCGCTTCCAGCTCTTCCTGCCCCAGTCCGGTTTTGTTCATGTAGGCGCTGAGCATCAGGGCTTCGTTACGATCAAGCCATGCGGCGTAATCGCGCATGTCGTCAGAATCCCCGGCTATACCGCCCCACGGTTTGTGAACCATAATCCAGGCGTTTTCCGGCATGTGCACCGTGGCGCCCGGCAGGCAGACAATCATTGAGGCCATGCTGGCCGCCACGCCGTCCACCCAGATATCGATCTTCGCTTTCATCCGGGACAGGGTGTTGTAGATGGCAAAGCCCTGCATGACATCGCCGCCGGGACTGTGGATATGCAGATCCACCGCGCTGGCGTCAAATACCCCCGCCTCTTTACAGTCAGTGACGAACTGCTGGGCAGTAATGCCCCAGCCGCCGATCACGTCATAAAGGAAGATTTCGACCCGTCCGGCAGCCAGCGCGCGGATTTCGTACCAGCACTGACCGTTGGCCGCATCGACACCGGCCAGGCTGGCGCGGGGGTTAATCATCATCGTCCGGCTCACGCCGTTTATCGTCTGGTTTTGCCGTTGCATCTGGCATCGCTCCTTTGTCGTTGGCGGCGTCGGAATCAAACACCAGCCCGTGTTTACGGTTAAATTCAGTTTCACGCAGTCGCTGGCGCTTAACCTCCTGAGGATTTTTCCCCCTGGCCCGCGCCCATTCCGCTTCGGTCCCCGCGCCGCCACGCACAATGGCTTTCCAGGCGTTCGCCTCTTTGCCCGGATCAATCCACGGCATCACCGGCCCGAGATAAAGTGCGTTATAGAGAGAATTCGGATCCACATCCGGCGGGACTTCAATGCCGCTCAGCAACGCCATCGCCAGCCATGCGCGGTAAACGGGCCGGCTGTGCTGGCCGACAAACCACTGCTGGAGGACGTTGTACCCTTCGAAGCTCTCCACCAGTTCCTGACGCTGGGAGCTGTAGGTGCCGTTATAGTCCCGGGCAATGCTGGAATAACTGCCGCGCGTACCGGCGGCCACAGCCCGCATCTGCCCGTTTCGGAATTCGTAGAGATGAACGTTCGGGCGGTTTGACTCCACCATGCCAAGGTCTTCGCCGGGGCGGAGTTCGTCATAAATCATGCCCGGCGCGATATCGAAGTGACGCTGCCCGCCGGGGGTTGAAAACTCACCGTCATCACCAAGTGACTGTGCATCCCCGCGCTTGATGTAAAAGCCCAGTGCAGCGGCAATACGGGCGGCCACGCGCTCGCTCTCTTCATAATCCTTGATGTCCGAAAGACGGGTAATGACTCCGTGGATCAGGCTGATACCCCGCAGCTGGTGCAGTCGCTTGCGCTGCGCCAGGTGAAGCATGTTGTCAGCAGAGACGGTTTTAAGTTCCGCGCTGAACCGCGTCATGTTCGCCGGATGATATTTGTAAACGCGGTAGCCGACGGGACGTCCCCAGTCGTTCACGATGATGCCCTGGCGAACCTGCTGGCCGGATGTGCTGTTGAGGTTGAACGGCACAAAATCCGCCTCCAGCATTTCCAGCGAGAACGGTACCGAGGTGGCATGCTGCAGGCCCGGCACATTCCCCCTTACCAGTTGCGTGAACACTTCCCCGTCACGCAGCGCAGAACGCAACAGCAGGCGCTCGGCTTCCGGACGGGTAAACATGCCGGTCACTTCAGGACGCACGGACCACTCCGCCCAGAGCGCCGAAAGCTGCCCGGCGAAATCGGAATGGAGGTTTCCCTCCAGATCGAGGGGCTGGGGCTCAACATGGATACCGTGGGCACCGATAACCCGGTCTTCCATTTTGTCGAACAGGCCGATCACCAGATCGTGGTTTTCGTCGAGCCAGCGGGCCTGCTCCCGCAGGGACTGACCTGCAGCAAACACTGAGGTGTCCGCTGACTGGCTTTGTTTTTTCGCCTTGTGCAGGCGCGACGGGTTTGCCGCTTCATAAGCATTAAGCCGGAGACGGTCCCGCGCGCGTGCCGCAGCCCACCCGGGGGAAATAGCCCCCAGTGTTCTTTCAAGAATGCCCATAGAACGCCTTACAGAAAGTTAGCGAGTTTGTACGAACCGCCGCGGCGGTTGACCGCCCGCCAGCGCCGATCCCAGTAATCAAGCTCTTCGCGCAACGCTTTCGGATCGTGGTTGGTAATGGCGCGACCATTCACGCCTGTGAAAGAAATGCTCTTGCCGTCCAGCGAGTCCTGGTAGGCCTGACGCACCATCAGCAGCGTTTTCCAGATATCATCTTTCGTCACTACAACCAGCCTCCCTTACCGGAAGACCCGAGCCAACTGCCGGAGAGGGCTGTGTCCTTTTCAGGTTCAGCCTGGACAGGCGACTGAACAGGTTTTGTTTTTTTCACGGTTATCTCCCGGGGGCGTTCCCCTTCATGAATATTTGAATTGAGATCCTGCGGCTCAGCCCATGCAGGAGGCTTTTCCCAGTCGCGAATTTTTTCGTACCCGCGCAGAACCGCCACGGCGTGCGCATAGCAGAACAGGTCAAAGGCTTCGTTGGCACCCTTGCCGGGTTTTCGCCATTTGCCATCAACACCGCGTTCTTCATAGGTCAGTTCCTCGTAGAACCACTCCCCCAGCCAGTCAGGAAAATGGATGTATCCGCCACCGGGGGTTTCGCGGTCCAGGTTGTTGCTGAGCTGGTCCTTAAGCAGGTCAGTCTGAAGCAGATACACCGGCACCTCGCCGCGCGCGTCGGCGCGACGGTCGCTGCGTTCGGTATTATTCGGGTGGGTTTTGGTAATGATTTTCTGACGCTTTGTGCTGTCGCCCTTGACCAGGTAAACACGTTTACCCAGGCCGTCACGCCGACACTGTCGCCAGAATTTATACGCGTTGTCTGTCACGCCTTCTTCACCGCCGCTGTCGACGGCCATCGCCAGCACCGGCATACGCCGCGCCGGGTCAGACTGCAGCGCATAGGTTTTTTCCAGCACATCGGAGACCAGCAGTTGCCAGTCCTCCGGATACGCGCCCGGGTGGATCGGCTCCGCCTCGCCATGCTCATTGCAGCGCAGCGACTGGCGGATGTTGTAGCGATCCACCAGCCATCGTTCACCGTTTTCGCCATAACCGATAATCTGCACGACGAAACGGCGCTTTTTGCCGCCCTGGACGTCAACGGCCGCCAGCAGGAAACGCACCTTAGGCGGGACCAGGCGCTTACCGTAATCCTCCGCCCGCTGCATCAGCACATCGGCGCGCCGCTGTTCGCTGGCTGCGCGCGGCAGGTATGGTAGCCCCCAGTCGGTATTGATTACCGCCTTGAGGGTTTCTTCGCTGCCAGTGGCCTCATACTCCTGCTCAGCTGTCAGCAGCTTGTACACCAGCTGCGCCCAGGTCTGATAAGCGGCTGCGGGTCCTTCCATCCAGAAACTGGCTATGCGCGATCGCCGCGGTTCGCCGGATACATTGCCGTCACGGTCAATACTCTGCCCTTCCCGCAACCAGACTCCTGCGCCGTTAAGCTCGCGCTTTTTATCCGCAGTGATAATGCCGCTGCAGTGCGGGCAAAGCAGGTGTGCCGCCTCACTGGCTTTAACCGGATCCGGTTCATCACGGTAGCCGGTCATGGAATCCATAGCAGGCTGAAAATATTCACCGCAGTGCGGACACGGCCAGTACCAGCGGCGGCGATCGCCTCGGTTGTACAGGGAAAGAATACCGGTCGTCGGTGGAGCTTCATGAGGAGACTTGCGGCGCCATTTGCTGTCACGAATATCACGCCCCGGAGAACTCTCTACAAGCGTCATCCCGGCGGACATGAAGGTGGTTGTACGTTTGGAGGCCAGTGAGAAGCCGTCGCCCTCGCCATCAATATCCTCAGGGAATCGGTCATAATCCGTCAGCGCCACACACTTAAAATCTGATGACGACATGACATTGATGGATGGCCAGCCAATCTTCAGGAAGCTACCTGAAAGGAAATACTTATCGTGAACGTTGTTGTCATTACGCCGGGGGCTCAGGTTTTTTCTGACTTCCGGACTGCAGCGAAATGTTCGGGCAAGACGCTTTTTTGAGTGCTCCTGTGCCTTATCCTGTGTCATTTGCACCAGCAACATATCGGACGGATCACAGACGATGTTGTAAACCACCCATCCGTCAATCAGACCATTTGTTTTACCCGTTCGGGCAGGTCCGACGAATATCACGGCGTCGTATTCACGAGATGCCAGGCAATCCATTGGCTCCAGAACATAAGGCGCCACCATCGGATCCCAGGGTACGGAATTACCTCCAGAGGTGGGGACACGCATATATTTTGCTACCGCCACTGATACAGGCATTCTGCGTGGCGCTTTAATCAGGTGTCCGGTATCACGTTTCAATGTGAGGGCGGTCGCCAGTGCCGACATTATTCCTCCTCCGGGATGTCCTCCTCTGCTTTTTCTTCGTCACTCATGACCCGCCGGGCAATTTCATCGCGGAGATCGTCAATAATCGACTGGACGCGGGAAACCGTTGCAGGATTAAGCGCACAATCGCGCTCAAGAATATCCGGCAACGTCTCAAGAACCTGAATCATGGCCTTCGCCATTTCGGCAAACTCACGTGCAACATCTGAAGCGGGAATAAGCTCTCCTACTTCCTGTTCAAACTTCAGCCTTTCACGCTCTGACTGATACCAGGCTTTACGGTCCTGAGGCTCCATTTCTCCTTCAGCTACCGGGGCAGGCATTTTCATCAGCTCAGCAAGGACATCTGTCAGGCCATACAGTTTCAGGTTGCTGTCGTTGCCACCTGCCGGACGGACATTTTTCAGCCTGGCTGACACAGTCTGGCGATGCACACCGGACAAGGCCGCCAGCTGGCTGACGTTAAGCTGCAGTCGCTTTAATTCATGATCCATGAATGGCTCCAGTGATGAACAAAAAACAAACAGAATCGACACCGGAAAAATTTTTATCCCGATGTTTCAATGAATTGAAGTGGTGGTGATGGCCGATAAAAATGCAAAAATTTGGCTTTTTCCGCGTGTCCTCGCCCCCTCGGTGTTCATAATCGCCAGGAGTACCTTTTACTTATGAGATTCATTCTCATGTGTGTTTTGACGCCAGAATTGCCAGTCCCTTGTTGATCGAGGCGGTTAGCCTCATATCTCAAGCTGGAAATTAATTAACAAAAGCGGTCAAATCTGGAAGTAAAGAGACTCTAAAAAATGATTACCAACCACGTTCTGAAGCTTGGTGTTAAAATCATGGCAAGCAAATATGGACTTACTAATTAGTGAAAATTGAGTTGTTAACTAAGGAGCTTTGGTCATGAGCAGTCGCCCACGGATAAACCAGTTTAATGTCATTTTCCCCGTAATCTGTACCTTACTTGGTGTAAGCATTACTGCGCTTTTGGGGTTGTATGGAAACTATTTACAAACTCACAATGCGTCCAAAACAGCCTGCATTATTCGGTTAGATAAGCAAGAGTCACTATTGAGAGAAAAATATAATCAATTTATGGTTTCAGTTACTTCGTTTGGCTTTTCGCCTGCATTAACCAACCCAATGACCAGAAGCGACCTGAGAAAAGATATGTTACCCGTAGTTCAAAGCGCAACAGAAGTAATGACCTACGCTCCTCCTGAGCTGGGTATGGTTGCGGCTAACGTTCTTAAGGCCTTTTATCTCGCAGACAGCGCCGGTGATAATGAAGAATTACAAGAGTCGGCAATTGCGCAGGCTGGACAAACATTTAAGGGAGCGTATAGCGCTTACATGAAGGCACTTAACACACTAGATCGGCAGCGGCAAGAGTGTGATTAAACTATGCGCTTTAGCTTTTAATTTTTTGTTCGCAGCATTTGACTTAACGAGGATGTCTTTCTGCATCTTGCGGCCCAGAACATTGAAGCCATGTTCAGATAGGTATTTTGGCTTTAAAAAACCACTTTCTACCTAAGTAAAATCTTAATCATTTCCGCTTACGCTTGTTGATTACTGACTGGCTGCCAGGCTGTACAGGACTCTGATGTGGAGTTTGCCAACTCCAGGGAAACATCGATAAAAAGAGCAAGTGAAACTGAGACTCCGGTAGCCCTCCTTATGGGGGGCTTTTTTTGAATTGCAGCACTTTACTTGCTAAATATCCTGTGTTTTCTAAACTTTAACGCAGGCTTTGCTATGTCAGGTAAAGTCGTCGTTCAGGAATACCCCTGTGCTCAAGGACGAGCCATCCCTAGTATTTCCTTTCCAGCTCTATCTGCCTTATGCCAGCAAAGTTATTGTTGCCCTTCTCAATCACAGCCAGCAGCGGCTTAATCCACAAAACAGCCTGACAGTATGTTATTGAGCTGGCGGCAGCGGCACGATCATCGGCTGAGTCAGGCTTGTTGGTATCGGTGTGCATGGCCCTGGCACGTAGACGGTGCGCGTATTCGAGCAGCCCACCAGCAATGTCAGCAGGAACAGGCAAATCACAGGTTTTTTCACGGCGGAGAATCTCCCGGTATTCGATTACGGTTTCTTCGGTGCTAGTGTCGATCAGGGAGTTAAGCCTGTTGGCATGTTCCGCAACCTGATTGAATCGATTGAAGTTGAATGCCTGGGTGGCGATCACCTGCCCCTGCAAAGAGTTGTCACTTCGCAGAACGTCGTTAGCGCTCTGAAGTCTACTGGCGTCTGAGCAGCTCTTAACGAGAGCGACTGACAGGCCAGCTATAACGAGAACGCCGATAAGACCAGGATTAATTTTCATTGGTCCAGCCCCCAGCACACCAACGCACTTTCCTGATCGCGCCGCTCGACCTGCCCATAGCAGCCATTCTTCTGGCCTTTGGTCAGGCGGCAATCGCGGCCACCATCTTTAATCCACCATCGGATAGCTTCACAGGCCCCTTTCCGGTCACCAGCATTAATACGCCTGTAGAACGTCGAGGGGAAACATTTACCCGGGCCGATGTTGTACGGGCAAAACGAAGCAATACCCGCTTTCTGCGGCTCGGTCAGCGGCACCTTAATATTGCGCTCAACCCAACTCAGCGCCTTATCTCGTTCGATGGCGTTTACCTGATTGCATTTCGCCTGCGTCAGTTTCATACCCTGCACCACTTTCTTGCCGTCAACCATTGTGGCGCCACGGCAAATAGTCCAGATGCCTCCGCCGTCTTTGTATGCAATGAGCCTGTTCCCCTCTTTCTCATTCAGGAACTGATCGAGGATTGTCGGTGCAGATGCGCCAGCAAGCACCAACCCCAGAACAGCCGCGCTCAACTTAGCCCGGTTCCCCATTACTCACCTTCCTTTTGTAAAGCTTCGACAACCACGCTTGCTGCAGCAGGACGTTCGTGAAGAGGTTTATCACCGACCCCTTTCAGGTAGTCATTGACCATTTTCGTTCGCTTCTCATCTTCTCTACGCCTTCGCTGTGCATCCACTCGCCCGTTGATGTAGGAGGCAAGCGAAATAATCAGACCAGCCGCGCCAAAGAACATGAACACCAGATCCTGAGTGGTAAATCCAATGGCAGACGCAAGAGCTGCTACCCACGCGAAGAACTGCGTGAAGATGTTCCCTGAATCATTCATTTTCATCGTCTCTCACCTCGCTGCATGCGGGTGCTGTGTGAGGGGAATAAAAAAGGCCGCCCGAAGGCAGCCTTAAAAAGACAAACCCCACCAATTTAGGTAGGATTTCGATGATTAAGCGGCATGACAAAGTAACCACTCTTAACATGTTAAGATAATTTTTGCGTACGCGTTAGCTTTAATGTAATGTTTTGAAATAGCTATGGTTCTGGGCCAGAGCTGTATTACACAGCAAATTATATATAAATTAATAATTTCAAGGTGAGATTTTTATGAGCGGATTCGCTTGTCAGGAATGCGGAAATGTCATAGACGACATCGAACAAAATTGCGAAGTTTGTGGTGCAAGTCCCAATGTTGCAAAAATCGGCAACCAAAACTTCATGGTTGTGAATGCAATCACAGCACATCTTGAAAAAGAGAAAATTTTTGAATTTACAATGGGGCAGTTATGGAATCTTACCACTCCTGTCGCTACGGAATTCATTACTAGAATTGAAAAGAAATTTCGTCGCAAGAATAAATTCCATAATTACTTAGTCAAAGATACTCTTCCTAACTCAATTCCTACTCTATTATCAAAGTTTAACGCAGGCACCATTATTTTCGAAACACTTTGTCAGTCTGTGATGAATAAATTGAAACTAAATTCCAATAACGAAAATGTTGTTTCAAAGTTAGTTGGTGGGACATTGGTATTTGTACATTATAAATCTATCAATGATGCCGATGATTTAGGTAAACTGTTAATAGTAATGGTAGATAAACGCGGTGCGTTCGATTTTGAAGAGGGTAGTTTACAGCCTAAACGTCTTAACCCTGTAAATACTGATGCTTTACGCCAAGCAGCAATGTTTGATCTGACTTTGTTCGATGAATGTTATCCTGAGAATGATGGTCACTCCTACGTAGACTTTATTCAGGGCAAATCTCAGAGCGATGTTTTCAAAGATTCTTTAGGCTGTACTCGAGATGTTGATAACAAAAGAAGCATTAATGAAATTTTCCGAGCAATAGAAGTATTTGTTTCGTTGAACTCCTTGGGTAGAGCAGTCAGAGAAAATGCAGACATAGCCGTGCGAAATTTTCTTGACATTAAATCCAGAGACAATGTTGATAAATCAGTTAGTATTGACGAAATACAAGAAATTATTGATAAGTGCTTACCAAAAAAATCTAGATACAGATCCACATTTAAAGATTTCGCCAATGAAAACGAATTTAAAATCGACGCACAATTTGAACCAACAATATACTCTGCAAAACAAGCACTTACAATAAAACTCACAGATGAAGATCAGAACTTCGAAATTAAAATACTTCGAGGAGCGATTGGAGATGAGAACTCCAACAAACCAGTTATAATAGGCAAAAGAAATAATGAGGTAATCATTCGCCTCTCGCCCGAAGAATTTAATAAACTGAAAAAGTATGCAGATGAATAATAGAGATAGTTTTGACAGAATTGCTACTTTGATTTCATCTTCCGAAATACTATCGGAAGATGGCTTTATCGTTATCAAACTTCCAAATCCTTGCAATAAGGATGAAAAAACTAGCCTGCAAGCTTCTTTTTCAAAAATCGGTTATCTTAAGTCAGATGGAATTTTTGAAGGGGACTCAGCACTCTGGTTGGACAAACGTGCAAATTGTTGGAACGAAGGGAACTGCCCTTTTTACACCAATTTAGAGACTTTTTGGCAACGTGTTCATAGTTCAGAAAAACTACCTGACTATTTTTATATTATTAGTAATAAAGCATCCCACTTAGATATTAAGTCCAATAATACTCTTAACATCTTCAATTTATATTTCGCATGGAAAAAAATACTCCTTAGTTTATCCGATCATTTCGCTAATGAATTTTATGTTTTTTTCTTAATGAACGACAAAGGCGTAGACAAAATTGAAATAGACTCTACACTCGATTTCAATGAACTACCTGAAATTGATAGTCCCATTAATGATCTCAACATCGCTTTAAATCTAATTCAGAAGCTCGAATTTGAAGACCTACATAAATTAGAGCGCCGCTCAGTCATGCGGGCAACTCTCTACGAATTAACTAAGTCAGCGGACAAGGGTAGTAATTTACTAAAATTTATCATTAAACAGACAATTATTTTTAACAAAAAATATAATGATCTGTACGAAATTTACACCAAACGCTATACGGTTAATAAACTTCTTAACGAACTAGATGAAAAGAGCTTAGAGTTCACATCAAAGATAAATGAATTCATATCCTCCAGTCAAACAAAAGCTCTTACGATTCCAGGTGCGTTAATTGCTGTAGGTGCCTTAGCTAAGGTAGACGCACCTCTTGAGGCAATTATTATTATTGCCGGATTATGGATGATTAAACAAGTGAATATTTCCTCAAATGAGGTTTACAGAGAAGCATTCTCAGCATTAAAAAACAGATTAGATAATGCTTTCAACAAGTACCTTGCCTTTCACAACGAACTTGAAGTTAAGCAAAGCGCAAGTGATATTCAAGAGGAACTCTCTGAATTAATTAATAAATCCAGCGTTAGGTTAAATACTATCGATAGATTAGCATCTGCGATGTTTTGGGGTGGGTTGGTCTATCTGATTGTAAAACTCTCCAGCAGTTATGCCTACCCCAAAATAATACATTTAATCGAGAGAACAATTACTTCAACATGTCACTTTCTCGCCCCATAGTTTCATGGGGCATTAATAACTATTCAGTTAAAATTGATAGCAAGCCATCAATAAAACCTAGAGCATTCTGAATTTTTTTCCTGATTGTTCCGTCTGAGAATTTCTGTTTTTTAGCTATTTTCCTTAAAGAAAGGCCAAGCACGAAATGAGCAATAATCAGCTCATATTCTTCTGGCTTATACTTCTTCAAGCGAGCAACACAGCCATCAATCATTATCCCTTCATCGTCATCACATTGCAGGCGCGATTTCTTACCGTGCGGCAGTAGACCTTTAAAACCAGCAGCTATTGGTTGCCAGTCGACTCCACTGCTATCAGCTGCAGCCCAGGCCCCCCAGCGGTCCATTACCTCATACATATCACGCATTTTTCTCTCCAATATTTTCGATAATTATCATTCCGGTTTCGCCCCATACTTTTGATGTCCGGGCGTCCCAAATGTGGGAGTCATCCTCAAACAAGGCGTCCAACAGAGATTTTGTTAAGTTGTCCAGATCGGGCTTTTGCTGATGGGGCTGGCCGTCCATAGCTGCGCGTTTTTTCTTGCTCCAGCTCTTCGGCATCGGCAAAACGAAGGTGATATGGGCGCCGTTCTCCGGTACCTGAATTCCATGAAGGCGGGCTTCATCGCAGAACATGCGATACCGCATCACCGGTGCGCGCTGCTTCCACTTATCAGCGCGGGTCATGCGGGGTTTTCCGACTGGGGTGATGATGTATTTAGGCATCGGCGCCCTCGCCCAGCAGATAGAGCACCTGCACCAGCAGCTCAGCTTCTGTGCCGTGCTTCATTTCCCAGGTGCGGCGGCCAGCATGAATCGCCACACCAGAACCGCCGTTGCGATGATGCATATGGCACAGGGGAATTGATTTTCGATGGTCAGCGCGCTGGCTTGTGCCCTGCCCGGTTCGGATATGGTGAATTTCCGCGGGCGTCTCGCCCAGGTTCTGGTTTCTGCACACGATGCAGCCCAGTGCTGCCACACGCGAAAGATGGAGGCTATCTGCTTTCTTCATACTGGACCACCAGCATAAGCAGAAACACCGCACATAGACGGGCGGTGTGAGTAATTCGAGGTAGTTCTTTGCGCCATCACTTTTCTCCGGTGATGGTGCGACAGGCGCTGGTTGTTCAGACCAGCTTGATTATTATAAATCAGTTGTCAGGGTTGCGGAAGCGCTCAGCATGTTGCTGGAGAGATTCGCGGGTAATCAGTATTGCTTCGAGCGGGATAGGTATCACGATAAAAGAACCATCTTCATTGGTCACTACCTCATAACGTCCAGCGGGGCGAACGGCAGCTATTAATTCTTGCTCATTCATAACGCAAAATCCTATTTAATTCAGTCATCCCCGATACAGCGGGATCGGCCCTTTTCTCCCTGCGCACTGAACGTTACTGAAGCAGCCCTTCTCGCTAACGCCTAATAGGTTAGAAAGACCAATTAGCCGTAATTGGTCTGTGTAACCGATCTGCTCTTTAAGCACAGGAATCGTGTACGGTCTGCTAAATCACTGGCCGATTGTCGGTATCTGTCACACGGTTCAGGAGATGAGTTACTACCCCCATGACTGTTGCATCATCCAGCGCATCACCCTCAATAGCCTCTCCATCCTGAGTTATCAGCGCTTTCCCCTGCACTTTTGCGAAATCCAGAGTGCCGCAGAACGAAACCAGGACGGTATCACCCAATGCCGGCTTTCTGGCTACGTTTATGAACGCGTAACCGGCTGATGTTTCGATGGTTCGGCAGTTGCCGTCATAGCCGCAAAGGCTGGTGATAGTGAGCGTCTGTTCTGCGTAGTCTGCTGCTGGTGATGGAAAACCCATGATAACCACCCCTGATAACTAACTGTATATTTATACAGTAACTCCATACAGAAAAATGATCAATGGATTAAGAGCACGAAACGTTAAAGGTTTTTTGGCATCAGGCATAAAAAACCCGCCGAAGCGGGTTTTACTTACATCAAATCATCTTAAGCAGCAGTTTTGCCGCTACAGTTGCAAAGTGGAATAGGGAAAGGTCTCCCTTTCTTTGCGTGACGCATTACACCATCTACACATACAGAGTAGCGGAAAATGATCTCACAAGAACAACCACATTTGCGACAGGTTCCCATAGCCATAGTTTAGGTTTCCCTGCATACCTGTACACCCATACAGATTGCAATTTGTTGGGAGATCCACTAAACTTTCGCTTGTCAAGTTTAAGTGTAGTGGTGGGTGACCTCCATACATGCCGGAAAGTTTCGAAGACTTTCCAACCCCTAAGCCCTGTTCGAAGCAGGGCTTTCTCATAGAAAATCAAACGATAGCTGATCCATATAAAATCCTAATTCTCGCAAAACTACCTCTGCAAATAGATCTGCTTGCCACTCAGCATCTTCGATTTGCGAAGGGGGTTTGTTTGACTTATGGAGCAAAGGCCTGTGTCCCAGAACAAGGTGCCCGAGTTCATGAAACAGCACAAATAAAGCCTCCCTGTCACCTTGACATGCCAGCTCAAAAGTACGGTTCGGGACACTAATCGTCAGCGTCACAGGATCATAATGCCCGGAAGTTAAATCATAAGTGGCCCTTGTCCATACATGATCTTCAATTACATTGAGTGTAATCCCGTATTCACTCAGTAATTCAAAAGCGTGGTCTAAACGCTTTTTCCTTTTCAACGCTTTAAGGTTGAAGATCGCGCTGTAGTTGACAGCGCGACTCGTTATATCATTCATACTCATTGGTGCAACACGGTTTCCACGTAACGCGTAAGCTGATGGTTCCAATGATTATCCCTCAAAATGATTTATACTTTTCATCAGCTCAGCAATGCGCTTCAGCTGCTCCGGTGTAAGAGGAGACTTAGCAAATCCAGCAACAAGCATCTGCTGGTTTTGTGACAGGCCATCCAAGGAAACAAACTGGTTAGATACATCAGCCAGTTCTTGAAGGTTGTCGAGTTCGTAACCTCTAGCTTTAAAAAATGCCTGAATTTCCTTAACCCATTTTTTAGGTATTTTTTTACTACCTGTTTCCAGGCCACTAAGGAAAGCAGATGTAACGCCTAATGATTGAGCCATTGTAAGCAGTGTGCAGTCGGTATCTATCCTCGCTTTTCTGACGGCCTTACCGAATTCAGTGAGTGCCATAGTCGATTCCTCAATTTTACTGGTGGTTACAGAGCCAACGCAGTGCGACTCTGTGGGTTGCTCAAACCTAATGATTAGAATTTACCATGATTCACAATAAAGTAAACCATTTTGGTAAATTTTTTGTTCAGTTAGTTCGCGTGGGTTCAAAAAAACCCGCTAAAGCGGGTATGCCGATCAGTCGCGACCAAAAGAGGAACAAAGGCCATACTAAAAAAGCGATAAGCTTTGCCCAGTATCCACTGGTGGTGGAGTGAAGGTGACGTCGCGAATTTGATCCCCGAGGAGAAGAAACTTATCCAAGGGGAGCGGCGGTATACTAGCAAACCCTGTCGGTCCCCTCTTTCTGGCAACTTCTCTAACATCCATAAGGATACGGCCTAACACGTTCATGCCATAAAAGTTCCCTTCGGAGTCTTTACTCGCCCCCCAAAATTGATCCTTCTCTGAGTGTTCAACGATGTCATGTTCACCAGTGCTATCCAAAAGAGCGAAAAATGTTTCCCAGTTCTGGCAAAGCTTAACGCAAACGCACCACTTCATAATCGAAACTCGATTCTTTTCCCAGCCTAAACGGGTCTTAGCTTCAAAGGATCTGGCAGTCTGCTTGGCTTCGTAGGGGTTGCCTTGAGTAATGATGGCTTTTTGGATCTCTGGGTAGTCTGGGTACCGGCATGCTTGATACAGTATTTCACTCGATTGGATTGGCAACCCATTGATTAATAATGGGTAACCTTTAGCCATGTTGGAAAGACCACCCCATTTTTCGGTGGTTTTCCTGAAGGCTACTGTGTTCTTAAGTGGGTATAATCTATAGCTCATGTCACACATTATACCCATTACGTCTCATAAGTGGATACCAGCAATCCAGTGCTGGTTGCCGGGTTTCTTGATAAGTACCCCACCAAAAAGCCAGCGGTGCATTGTTTGGACAATTTCTGAAAGTAAATATTGTGCCACCAAACCCAACACCTCTAAATGTTGAAAAACCTAAAGGTTTTATCACAGGCCTTGGATTTTGGCTGTATCCAAGAATCGTGAATCCTATTCTAGTTAGGATAGCTTCAAACCTGTCACGTCGGTTTTCATCTGGAAAGACATTATTTGCTTCATATCCATTCCGATAGGCCCCTGTATAATTTTGTGTTTGTGTTGCCCATAAAGGCAAAGAAACACTTTCTACTTTTGGCCAAAAAACTCCCGACCGATAGGAGTAACGAAGCTGATTCTCTATGCATACGAAATCCGCGCCACCGACACCAATCCGGATATTTCTATCATAAAATTGGCTTTCGAGTTGAGCTTTAATTTTCCACTCAGAATATGTGTGCAGCGCCATAAAAGAAATATATATAGATATATCCCTTAAATCGTAATGTTCTATGAACCAAGTTAAATCATTGATCGCTTTTGCCCCTGAGAAGGAAACGTCATCCATATATACAAATACGCGAAAAGAGTGAACCCATTGAGCGTCGGAATTCCTATATACGATGTTGATATCATCTTCTCGATAAGTTTGAAGCAAATCCAAGTATTCATGCTGACTTGAACCCTGCTCTTGGATATCGAGAAAAGCTGCATCGCTGAAAACTTCTTCGTTTTCAGGATTATTAGCTGTTTGACGAGCTGCATTGTGATAATCGCTCTCGCGAATATAAGCCAGCTCCAATAACCGATCAGTTTCTTCTAAAACAAAACGCCTATCGGCTTGATCGAATTGTTGAATCCAGCGACTCACATGCGCAATATTCATACCGCCTTGTGGTGGATATCTATAGTCAGTGAGTTTGCTTGCAATCTGGCCCATGAGATCTTGATCGGTGATGCTGTTGTTACACATTGAAGTCATCCTACCTCTAGAATTCAAAAAATCAGATTACTCCTAAATAATTAAAATAAAACTACCAGAATTCATGGTGTTAGATTAATCACATTTTTACATTTCATAAGTTTTTATGGGTAGAAAATAGCTCATAGTCACAACAGGAGTTCACCTTGATACCCAATGCATCGAAGCACTGGGAAATTTTTTGGGCAATTAATTCATTACACTGGAAACGGATCAGCAATCGAACCAGCACTTCCTATACCTTGCTGGCTTTATGTGAATGCTCTTACCGCCGCGCTGAGAAGTGCTGGGTGATGGCAGCATCCTGCCGCGGTAGTTACTTGCCCTTTTTCTCGAATAGACTTTCTTCACTATTCGCCCGGAGCAGGGGCCCCTACCTCATCGAATCACCATTAGTAAGTCTTTTTTGAGTGGGCGTTATGCGACGTTAAATGCATGCCTTCATAATGAATAGCTTAAACCCGAACGCATCGTAGACTCTTAGCACCTCAAGCTTTTAATAAAGTTGCAACAAAAATATGCATGATACAAAATAGGAGTTTTCCAATGGATTATGAAAAATGTGGGAAACAATAAAAGAAATCTACCTTTCGGTTAAAAAAACATCAACAGACAGAATCAAAAGCCCATTTTACGGTGTGTTCATCCTTACCTGGGTTGCTTTCAACTGGCAGCCTATCGCTATCGTTCTCTTTAGCAAACTAACAATGGAAAATCGTATAGGTTTCATCAATGCCATCTACCCATTTCAACTTTGGTGGCCGCTTGGTGTTTCAGCTGTACTGGCTTATGCTCTGCCTTTCATCAATGAAAAGTTCACCTATTTCCAATCAAAGCCCATATCTCGAACAGCGGTAGTTTTAGCCATCAGAAGAAAACGGGCATTAGTAGCAGATATTAGCGTCGAGAAATACCGAGCAAAACGCGATGTAACATATGATAGAAATGTTGCCGGAGCGGAAAAAGAAATTCAATCTATGCGAGAAGAAAATTTAGCCTCAAAAAAACGCATGGGTGAGATCAATGCAGAAAGAGAATTATTAAAATCAGAACTAACTTCAGCTCATACTTTACTAAATCAAACAAAAAATAATGCCGATAGGTTCTCCTTAGAAGCACAAGAATATCAAAAAAAATATAAAGAAACTGAAGAGATGAATCTTTTTCTCAAATCAAGCATAGAAAAATCCGAAGAAAAAATTCATAGATTCGCTAATCTTTACAATGAACTCGAAAAGACGAATAAAACCATTACCACTCAAATGGAAGAGTACGAAAAGGAAAGAATCACATTAGCACATAAACTAAAAAATGCTGAAACTATCATAGAATCTTTAAAGATTGAAATTAATAAAAATAAAAAAACAACCCCTCAAGAAATCATTTCTTTACCAGAAATACCTATTGCCGTACCTCGAAAAGTCAAATGGCGGAAAAACCAAGAAGAATAAAATGAACCAAAATGATATTTCAAGCCCCTCACGGGGCTTCTCCGTCAAAGTGGGTAATTGCGATCGTAAACGGTGCGTCAGGGGTACCGCGGGATTCTGAATGCTCAATCAAAAAGCCCACCTCGAGAATTTCTTCACAATCGAGATATCCTCTATCGTATTCCTCGTCCTCTGGCCGTGATTTGAAAACAGAGCGCGCCAGCTCCTCCTGCTCTTCGTTCATAGCGCAGTAACAATTGTTTTCGTGTACAACCAACGAGTCGTCAGCATGGCGCAGTAAGACCATGTCAGAGCCAAATTGCCCGACGCGTTTGCGCACCTGCACGCAGTAACCCACGCGGCCGTGATCACCTTTAAAATTCGGGCCAGTTACCACAAACTGTCCTTGCCCTGGATTACTGCTGGTGCAGATCATCCGCTGAAAATCGTTTAATTCGACAATACGGGCCAACGCAGATTCGCGGTTCATTCTGTTTTGCCCTCTGCGCTTATTAGCGCTTTCCATTTCGATTTAAGATCCTCTTTCGCAGCCGATTCGCCACCGGGCGGGTAAGAGAACCCGGCGCGCATGCCCGGGCAGCCATTCGAACAACGAATCTCTGCCGCTCCCCAGTTGATACCGCGGCTACGTAATCGTATGGCCGGTCTTTGCCCGCAGCTCGGACAGCGTGGTAAATCAGTCATTGCTTATCCCCACCAGCAGGTTCTTGTGGCGGCGCAGTTCTCGCATGGCGCCCTGGAGCTTTTGCAGATTGGCCAGTTTCGCTTTGGTGCGGCGAATTTCGCTTGAGATAAAACGAGACGACGGAATAATCAGATCATCCGGGCGGCTGGCGAAAGTCGGGATATCCTGAATAATTTCGGCGGTGGATTTGCAGGCTGGCGCCGCTGCTTGCTCGCTAACCTTTGGTGCTGGCTCCTGCTGCTCTGGCTTTATTGCCGGTTCACCCGCCAGGCTCCAGGTGATGTTTTTACCGTCAACATGGCGCAGGACCAGACCGTCCTTGCACATTGCCCCCAGCGAAGCATTCAGGGCTCGTGAACCTTTACCCAGTTTTTCTGCGACCTGATTGGCGGTCATGGCCCCCTGGCCCTGCATTGCTGACAGCACCCTCTCAACCAGCGGCGACTGCTGCTTGGGTCTGATACGCTTCGGCTTCTGCTCTGTCGCGGTACCGAGGAACCAGCCGCCGTCCGCAAAATCACACAGCCCCTGCTCTTTCTGCTCGCGCAGCATGTTCAGCGCTTCAACGGGCTCGATATCCAGACGGGCAGCAACCTCGCGATATGTCGCTTTTTTCATGGCTTTCAGTGCATCCAGTACGGTTTCCATAATTTTCTCCTCAAAATTCACTTAACAGGTCTCAGGTGGCTAACGTTTCCGCGATAGCTCTCCCAGTCAAAGTTCACCCAAATGCCGTTATCCATGCGCAGGCGATCAACAACCCTTTCGCCCAGGGTTTCTACCAGCGCGTCGTAATTCAGGTTGGTCAGAACGCCAACCGGGCGCATAGCGGCCAGGCGGCGATCGATAATCTGATTCAATAAAACTTTCTCGCCGCGGCTGTCGCGCTGAATGCCGACTTCGTCGAGCACCAGCAGATCCACTTTGCAGAGGTCATCCAGCAGCGCGGCTTCAGACTGCCCTTCGTCGTAGCAGGCTCGGGCGCGCAGGGTCAGATCCGGCACAGTCACAATCAGAACTGTTTTCCCCTGCTTCAGCAGGTAGTTGCCGATGGCCGCTGAAAGGTGGTTTTTTCCGGTACCAGGCTTTCCGGTGAAAACGAAACTGGCGAACCCGGTACCAAAATTTTGCGCATAGCTCTTTGCCATACTCAGAGCATGCCGCTGGCCGTCGCCCTCAACCGTGTAATTCGCGAAGCTGCAGCTGCGGTGCAGGTTCTGGATTCCGGATCGCCCGAAAATTTTCTCTGCCCGCGCCTGCTGGTTGATCTTGTCAATCTCAGCTGCGCGCTTTTGCCCTTCTTCCCGCTGCCAGGCCATCAGCTCAGCTGCGTTTTTGAATTTGGGTTCAATGCCTGCCGGAATCACACGGCGAAGGCGATCGAGAATCGAACCTGCGTTTTGCATGCTTACCCCCTGAATCCTGGCGGAACAGTGTTATCCGGGCGGGAAATGTGATTAATATCCCGACCACCAGCCTGGTATTGCGCCGTGCCCGGCGATGGGAGGCGAAGAACCAGGTCATCCCATTTTTCGCGCAGTTTTGATGGTGACATCACGTTCCGGCACCAGAACGGATCACGCTGTACTCGCGAAAACATTTCGCAAATTTGCTTATGTGTCCTGCCGTCAACGGCACACATCAACCGGATTTCGTTGGACCATGCTGCCCAGTTAGGCTCTTTAGGGCGCGCCAGTTCCCCGTCTGTCTCAGCGGCTTTTTCATAAAGCTTGACGATGCGGCGCCACATCCACTGAGCGCAGGTCAGATCTTCCTTGCTTCCCCACTGCCGCTTTCCTGCATGGGCAACCACAGCCTCTGGATGACGATTTAAAAACGCGTCTTTGGTCAGCTGTTCGTCCGACAGCGAAGCGTCCGGACAAGAAGTGTTTTTATTCTCTGTAGTAGTCTCTGTAGTAATCTCTGTAGGATCGAAATGGGCTTTGCCGTCTCCGCGGGCTGGGCTTTCCCCAGTTCCCGAACAAGGCATTCCCTTGTTCCCGGATTGGGCATTCCCTTGTTCCCGAAATGGGTTTTGCCCATTTGGTTTGTTATCAACGACTTGCGTTAGTACCTGATCCACGCGCTCAAAATTAACTTTGAAGTAAATCCGATGCTCAAGCCGCTTGTGGGTTTCTACCAGGACCCCGAGGCGTTTCAGCTTTTTCCGTGCAGTCAGTTGCTCTTCGTAGCTCAGCCCGGTTTCCGCCTGGATTTCCTCTGAAGTTTTATGCACACCCAGATCGGAGGTGAGCTTGTCCATCCAGTAGGTCATCTGGCAAAACAGAACGGTGGCACTAACGCCGCCGAGGTGTTCGGCCAGCGCCGGGTAATACGCAACCGGACGACCGAACCCGCGAATGATGTCAGATGGATTCATGGCTTCACTGACCCTTATGCCGCGCGATGACAGTTCATGATCTGGACTTTCACGCCAGCCAGCTGAGCCAGCGCATCGATCGCTTCCAGAGTCTCTCGCCTGATTACCGGTTGCGGTTTGCCGGTGAATACCGCGTTGGTGGCTTCGATACACTCTTTGTTAACTCTGGCCGCCCGGTAGAGCATGCAGTCCTTCTGCTCCAGTTCGTTATCAATGGCGGTGCGGATGGCATAGCTCAGCGCTTGCGCCTGCTTGAGATAATTCGGCGTATCGTTACGGAACGCGCGCTGAATAATCTGCTTGTTGTTGTGCAGTCGGCGCGCGTACTCGTCAGGATCCGTCACGTTATCCAGTGGCTGAAGCAGATCGCCAAAGTGATGCGGCGTTATCAGCTGCGTGACCGTCTTCCAGCCCTTTTCCTGAGCCCATGACTCCAGCTCGCATGCCAGCTTTTTGATTTCCATCAGTCAGACTCCTTCTGCGCGCGTGGGATATCCTGAACAGGAATTCCACTGGTAGGGGTTGGATGCAAATCAGGACGTAACTCGTGCGGGGTTACAGTCCAACCTCCAAATTCACAGAGCTTTATCACTCGCTCACTTGGAACTCGGTTTCGGATAATCCAGTTAGCAACTGACTGTGAGGACTTAAAGTTGAATTTCCGGGCGACGGCCGAAACAGAGCCAATCGACCTCACTGCCTTTTCGGTTATGTTCTTGTATGAAGTAGTCATCGTGTTCTCCTGAATGAGTCGATGACTGCAATATACTACATAAAGTAGAAAACACAACTACGAAAAATAGAAATGACTATGAACGCGCCGTGCCTTACTCTTCTACCTATGGTAGAAAAAGCGAATAAACATCAGGATTTCGCTAACCGGCTGACCGAAGAAATGCGCAGACAGCGCCGTTCCGTAAAGGATTTAAGCCAGGCTTGCGATGTCACATACGAAATGGCTCGTCGTTATACGCTGGGCACAGCTAAGCCACGCGATGAGAAACTGCAAAAGATAGCTGACTGGCTAAATGTCCAGGCGGCATGGCTTGACTACGGCGAAGGTGAGAGTGCGCCTACTAAGCTTCCTGAAACTGAGTTTTCGGGCTTCCCCGCGACAGAACCCGACACTGACAGCGATGGGGAATTCAAGGATTTAAGCGAAGACGAAAAGCGGCTGGTTAGAGTGTATCGGCAGTTCCCAAGTGTTGAAGCCAAGAACATGCTACTGGCTTTCGAAATGCGGTATAAACAGCTATATGATTTCTTTCTGAAGTACGCCAACACCCCGCAGAAGTAAAAAAATCCCAAAGAACCCGGCACATGCCGGGTTTTTTTACGCCCTCAACCACTACCATAAGTAGCGATCATACCTTTAATTTCTACTTTTAGTGTTGACACATCTACTTTATGTTGTATCCTCTACTCATCGAAGCACAACAGGTGCGACAGGTAAACGTTCCGCCTACCCGGCGATAAGGGTGAACAAAGCGAACAGGCAGGATGCCCACGAAGTAGCCGCCCGGGGAAAATGGAGACCGGGATGATTCCCCAGTGTGAAGTGGAGAACACCGATGGATGAGAAGTTAGAAGCGCTTTTAGAAAAGATTGCGCGCCTGGAGCTGGCAGCCAAGCGAGGGTTGCAGATAAACGAAGAGATTAAACCTCATTTAACACAAGGCCATGTGATCTCCGTTGAATACTGCAACGCAACGCTGAAAAGCTGCGCTCTATTTCGCAAATGGATTAGCGAGTATTTCGGAGCATCTGAATCGACTGCTGCTCAGACATGCCGTGATTCTGAACAATGACATCGAGCTCTTCACTCTCCGTCTCATTGTAAAAAGTTTCACTGCCAAGGCTGTGAAGATTGCCGGTAATGACGTGACCCCTTTCAACATCATACCCACCGAGCAACTCAGCGACTGTGAATTCTCCGATTTGGTCACGGATAACGATGTAACCAATGCGGTGCTCATGATGTACTACGACTCCGCGCATGTAAGTTTCCTTGCTGGCTGTGTGAGAGCTCCAGCATACCACCGAGCCTGATGTGGTTAAAAGACAGGCGCACAATATGGAAGCGCATTCCACCCTTTCACTAATGGGGATTGGTTTGTTAGCTGGCGGAGTGTGCTTCCAGTTGTGAGCAATCGAATATTGTAGATGGCTGTTAATAACCTTCATAGAGGAGTCATTATGACAGACTTTAATCGTCAACCATCACGGCAACAGGCAGTCCGCCTTAACTGGTTTGAAATAAAACTTCGACAACTTTGTTATTTGCTGGCTCAAAAAGGCAACCCTGAACTCTGAAGGTTAATAGCGTCGATATAAACGCAACAACCTGACTGTCATTTAATTATACACGATAAAAAACGTGCCTTACACGGCAGGGATTTTCACACCTTAAATTAAGGATCATAAAATGAAAGCAACTATTACTACCGTAGAATTGAGCCTGGCAATCGTAAATAAAGAACTTGCAACCTTTAATGTTAACGGTGCTATTTCAGGCGTGGTTCATTTGTCATCCTCTGGCCCTGTTACCGTTGTGATTGATGGTGGCTACGTACTCGGGGAGTTCGATTGCCCAGCCTGCGCTGTTAGACATATTAGCTTGCTGTCTGTGAATTTCGCAGAAGCGCGGAACTCTTGTGGCATGTCCTATTACGACCATAAGCGCCAACAACTCAATTGATATGGACGACATCATTTGTCATTGCGCTGTTTGCTGCCACGAATATAAAAAATCGGAAATGCACGAAAGGAAAACAGACATATATCCCTTTAAGCGGACGATTTATTTATGTAAGCAATGCAATGAAAAAAGAGAAAAGCGTGACGCTTTAAGAAAGGTAAAACGCGGCATCCGCAGGCCATTTCATTCAACATCATTTTTCAAATATTAAACGAGGTTATTATGTCTGTTGAGTTAAAAGTATTTGGTGGTGCTTACTTCCCAAAAGATAAAGCGTTAAAAAAACATCCCGATTTAAAACCACTTGCTACCGCAGTTAATGCGGCCACAAAAGCCATCGCTGAAGCCGTTATTTTCGGCAAGCTGGCGGCAGAACATCCTGAACATATTGATGATTACTTCAAGGTGAAAATCTGGGAGCACCGCGAAGGTCTTCCCTGCCCTGATTTTGACGTCTTCTCATCTGAGTTTTTCGACAGTGTGGCCGTATGGAATGTGAATGCTGGTGAACCAGCTGCGACGCCACAGCCAGAAGCTGATGTAAAGGAAGAATGGGAGGACAACAAGACTCTGGAAGAAATTAAAATCGTTGCGCAGCTCGACCAGGCATCCCGTGCGGCTTGTCTGGCACTGTTCGGCCCGGTCCCGGGAATCACTACAGCGCAGTATGGCCAGATCGTCGATTTGAAGAATGACGATGAACCCAGCTTTGCCCGCGAGCTTGCAGAAGCACTGGCAAAAGAGCGACGCGCGCTTGAACTGGCGCCGGAACGCCAGGCGCAATTACTCTCCTGGTTACGTGAGAACATCAAAGAATCTGCACAGTGGCCGGACATTAAAAAGCAGATCGCTAAATGGATCGACACACCAGTTGATAAGCGTCCTCTGTCTACCACCACAGAAGAAAACCGTACAGACACCGGCTCCACGCTGGGCGGTGGTAACAAGACAGACCGCAGCCCGGATCTGGTTCATAACCTCTCTACGCTGCGTATCGAAGTGGCTGTTGCCATTCTGAGCATGTACGACGCGATCGACATTTACTGGATCCCGAATAAATACATGATTCCAGCGAAAGCCATGGCCGAAGCAGAACAGGACACCCGTTTCACAGCGTGGTGGAAAAAACTGCGCAGCACCCCAGGCATTCTGGACTATTCCCGTGCGGCCATTATCGCCCTGATTAAATCCGCTCCGGAGGACATTTGGATGGATCCTGTTGCCTTGCGTGAATACATCAATCGCGAGCTGGTTGAACGTGACCATGCGAACCCTGACCAGAAAACGGTTGATATAGCCTGCCGCCCTAAACCTCGTACTAATGCTGAGAAAAAAGAAAATGATGAAACCGAATCGACTGTACCGGTCAAAACTGATCTACCAGCAGTTTGCCCGGCAAAAGCTGCGCAGCTCGACAAAGAACTCAACGATGCATTCGCTCAGAGTTCAGCCTCAGAAAAGCAAGCAAGTGAACAGCCACGAGTGGAGAACCTGGGCGGCGGCGTCTTCTCTGTTGATGCTCTGATAAATACCCCCTCCTCAAATGAAGTCGAAAAACAGGAAGTGCCACCAGTACCAAATGATCGCGACTTTGCGATTTTGCATGCTCTTAATGACCTTATTTCGGGACGCGCCGACATCATGGGGAAAGAAGAGGCAGAGGGCGTGGTGGCATGCACCGGCCTGCGGGTTTCTGATGTTATCCCGCTTCTACTGGCAGATATCACAACCACGGAATTCTGCCTGTCTCCTGAGTTCTCCGACGAGGAAATCCACGACGTGGCAACCACGATGCTGGATAGCTGGTCCGACGATATCAGTGTGCGCCAAAAAATTGCCCTCGATGCGATTGTTGAATACCGCCGCCCGGAACCACCAAAACAGGTTGTACTCAATAAGCCATCAGTCATGGCAAAACCTAAAGCCGAGCCCATGGCAGCACCAGAAACAAACGTTCAGCAATCGTCGGTTACCTACCTGCAACAGCTGACCATTGCAGCGCTGCAGGGCTTATGTTCCAACCCGGCATATTGCAATCAGTATGAGGAACTACCGGCTATGGCCACCGGGCTTGCCCTCAGCGTGATCAACCATCAGGAAGGCTCCTGTGCGTCTGATTAACCGTAGCAAGGGAGACTGCATCGGCGGGCCAGCATGCGCCGCCGCGCTCAAATGCCATTTTGAGAATTATGGCGAGCATGGACGTCGTTACACCCAGACGATTTACACAGTGCGTGTCGGCGAACAAAAAGTGACGGTCGAAGTCGTCAACCGGAGCCGTAGTTATGTGGCGACGGCCATGACCCGAGCCCGCCATCTTCGCCGCCTGCCAGGGTTGGCTGATTCGTGAGATTCAATATTCGCCAGCTGCCGCACGTATGATTGCAGCTGGCTATCGAGAGTGATAGCTATGAGTGAACAAAGTCTGATACCGCTGCGGGACTGGAAAGCTCGCAGATTGCACTTCCCCATAACAATCACATGCCTGGTGAAACACGGGAAACTGGGATACATACAACCGAGACCGATTAAAATTGGAAATCGCTGGTGTATCGACGAACAAGCAATTTATATCGGACCAGGAGCGACGGGAGTCGAACCAGAAATTCACAGTGACGACGACGAAATATTGCGGGAGATCCTTAGCGATGTCACCAAGGCCACGAAAAAATAATGTATCAATTTCCGGGCTGTATGCCCGGTTTGATCGTCGCACAGCAAAAACCTACTACCAGTATAAAAACCCTTTAACGGGTAAGTTCCATGGTCTGGGTACCGACAGGGAGAAAGCGGAAAAAATAGCCATAACAGCAAATCAGAGAATTGCAGCAGCAGAAGCCGAGCATTATTTGCGTCAAATTGATGAAAGTCCTAAAGCAGCAGCGCAGCGCGGGATCAGCCTCAAAGCATGGATAGAACGTTATCTGAAGATTCAGAAACAAAGTCTGGATGCTGGCTCGCTATCGCTGAAACGCTTTAAAGAAAAAAAACGCATGGCAGAGTTGCTTTCCAGGCGGCTTGGCTCGCGGCCAATGAAGAGTCTGGAGGTAAAGGATTTTGCTGTGTTACTGGATGAATACCTGGACGCAGGACATGCCAGCAGCGCCCTCTGCAACCGGGTGGTGTGGGTGGATATTTTCACTGAAGCACAACATGCCGGAGAGGTCCCTCCTGGATGGAATCCACCAGCAGCAACAAAAAAACCTTCGGTGAAGGTTACACGTGCGCGCCTCTCTCTGGACGAATGGAAAAAAATACTGGAGCAAATACCGGAGGATCGGTACTCGCATAAAGCGATGCTGCTTGCTTTAGTCACTGGTCAGCGCCGGGAGGATATTGCGAACATGAAATTTTCAGACATTAAGGACGGCTATCTGTACATCGAGCAAAGCAAAACGGGGGCCCGCATTGCATTGCCGCTGAACCTCCGTTGTGAAGCCATAGGCTTATCACTGGAGGATGTAATACGGAAATGTAGGGATAGGTTTGTCAGCCCCTACCTATTGCACGGGAAAATGAAAAGTAAGGCCAAACCTGTGAATCTGATTTTGGTTTCTAAAGAGTTTGCCGCGGCACGAGATGCAGCCGGTATCGTACCGCCAGCAGGAAAAACACCAACAACGTTTCACGAACAGCGCTCATTGTCCGAACGACTTTACCGCGCCCAGGGGATCGATACGAAAATTTTGCTGGGCCATAAAACACAGTCAACTACTGACAGATACAACGACGATCGCGGGAAGGAATGGACCAAACTTGTAGTTTAATTTTTCGCTGTGGGGCGTTTGGGGAGAGGATTAATTACTGATGGAGGTCATAAAAAAGGTAGGTATTTTGGAGAAAAGTTTTGGAGAGGTTTTGGAGAAGGGAAAAAGGGTATATATTCCAGTCCTTTAAACCAACATACACCTTCTGAGTTCA